CCCACGCTGGCGACCACCCACGGCGAGAGCCACGCGGTCGCCTACGGCGCGTCCTTCGACGTGAACTTCGGATGCCCCGTGGAAAAGGAACTGGCGCACACCCAGACCAACGGCACGTGCCCAGGCCACCATTCGGGCGTCGTGGAGGAGTGCGTGCCCATCGACATGAGGAACGCCACGCGCGACGCCGACAAGCGGGACGACGTGAACCGCCAGGGGGCGGGGATCGGGGAGGACGGCGCGCCCGCGCCGACGGTGACGGCGAACCCGCCCGGCGTCGGCTGGAGGGCGACCGTGAGGCGTCTCCTGCCCGTCGAGACGGAGCGCCTGATGGGCTTCCCCGACGGCTGGACGCAGATCCCCTGGAAGGGGAAGCCGCCCGAGGACTGCCCCGACGCGCCCAGGTACAAGGCCTGCGGCAACAGCATGTGCGTGAACGTGATGAACTGGATCGGGCTCCGCATAGACGCGGAGGAGAGGAAGATACAGGAGGAGCTTGCCAATGGGAGAGGAGAACACCAGCCAGAGCCTTGACGACGCCATCCGCAGGGCCGCGGGCGGTCCCAAGTCCGCCGAGGCGGACGGCCAGCGGGTCGAGCAGCATTCGCTCTCCGACCTCGTGAAGGCCGACCGCTACCTTGCCTCCAAGGAGGCGGCGAAGTCGCGCGGCGGCGGGCTCCGCATAAGGAAGATGGTGCATTCGGGGGCGTGAGGATGTTCGACAGACTGAAATCTTTTTTCAGCCCCGCCAGGGCGAGGACGGTCATCCGAACAGTGAAAGCCCGCTTCGACGCGGCGCAGACCACCGCCGACAACGCGCGGCACTGGTCGGCGGCGGACGCCCTCTCGGCGGACGCGGACGCCTCGCCCGAGGTGCGGCGTATTCTGCGGATTCGCTCGCGCTACGAGGTGGCGAACAACTCCTACGCGAGAGGGCTTGTGCTGATGCTGGCCAACGACACCGTGGGCACGGGGCCGCGCCTGCAGATGCTCGGCGAGGACGAGGGGCTCAACGACAGAATCGAGGCCGCGTTCGCGCGGTGGTCGGAGGCCGTCAGGCTCCCGCAGAAGCTGCGGACGATGAGGATGGCGCGGTGCCAGGACGGCGAAACCTTCGCCGTGATGCTCTACAACCCGCGCCTCAGGGGGAAGGTGAAGCTCGACCTCGCCGTCGTCGAGGCCGACCGAGTCAGGGGCGAGAATCTCCTGGCGGACAGGGAGGACGAGTGTGACGGCATCCGCTACGACGCCTGGGGCAATCCCGTCTCGTACAGGATTCTCCGCAGGCATCCGGGCGACCCGTCCGCCGTCTCCATCAACGAGGAGGCGATCGCCGTGCCGGCAGAACACGTCATCCACGTGTTCAGGCAGGACAGGCCGGAGCAGCGGCGCGGAGTGCCGGAACTTGCGGCGGCGCTGGACCTGTTCGCGCAGCTTCGCCGCTACAACAAGGCGGTGCTCTCGGCGGCGGAGGCGGCGGCTGACTTCGCGGCGGTCCTCTACACGGACTCGCCGCCCGACGGCGAGGCGGACAGCCTCGACCCGATGGACACGATCCAGCTTGAGAGGAACATGATGCTTACCATGCCCGCGGGCTGGAAGCTGGGGCAGCTCGACCCGAAGCAGCCGTCCTCCACCCACGCGGAGGCGGTCAAGTGCTACCTCACGGAGATAGCGCGGTGCGTCTGCTCAACATACGGATGCGTGTCGGGCGACTACAGCGGATACAACTACGCCTCCGGCCGCCTCGACAACCAGATATACCGCAAGGGCATCTCGGTGGACCGCTCCAAGTGGGAGGCGGAGGCGCTGAACGCGCTGTTCCGCGAATGGCTCCGCGAATACTCGCTGCTGAACCCGGAACTGGACCTTGACCCTGACGAGGACGGGGCGCACCTCTGGTTCTGGGACGGCTTCGGCCACGCCGACCCCGTGAAGGAGGCGACGGCGCAGCAGATGAGGCTCGCGAACAACACGACCACGCTCGCCGCCGAGTGCGCGCAGGACGGCAGGGACTACCTGGCCGTGCTGAGGCAGAGGGCGAAGGAGCTGCGGCTGATGCGCGAGATGGAGATACCGCTGGCCGTGAACGGCAACCAGGTCCCCGAGAAGGACGAGGAGAAGAAGGATGACGAGTGAATTCACACTGATAGAGGCGGCGGGTGGCAGGCCGAAGGTCGCGGGGACCGCCTACTCGGGCGGGAAGATGAGCCTGCCCGGCTGGCGCAACCCCGTGGTCGTGGACCTTTCGGGGATGGAGATCCCCGAGACCGTGCCGCTGCTGACCAACCACGAGAACCGCACGGACGCCCGCATCGGGATGGTCCGCGCGAAGGTCGAGGGGAGCGCCCTCCTCATCGAGGGAGAGATACTCTCGGAGAACGAGGCCGCGGGCGGCATCGTCGCCCAGGGCAAGGCGGGCGCGGACTGGCAGCTCTCCATCGGCGCGGACGTGCGGGAGAGCGAGCTTGTCAAGGAACGCGCGAACGTGAACGGGATGGAGCAGGACGGCCCGTTCCACTGCATAAGGAAGTCCGTCCTGCGCGAGGTCTCGGTGGTGGCCGTCGGAGCCGACTCCGCCACGAGGATGCGCGTGAGCGCGCAGTTCAACCTGAATGGAGAAACCGGAACAATGACTGACGACGAGAAGCGCGCCCTTGAGGCGCAGGCCGCCCAGGCGGCGGCAGACGAGGCGAACAAGAAGGCCGAGGAAGAGGAGGCGAAGCGCAAGGAGGAGGAAGCCGCCGAGGCGAAGCGCAAGGCCGAGGAAAAGGCGGCGAAGGGCAACGAGGGCGGCAAGGACGAAGGCGGGAAGGCCGACGCGAACGCCCAGCCCGGCATCCAGGCGATGGCCGACCTCGCCGCCGCCAACGCGGTGAAGGCGGAGCGGGAGCGGATCGCCGCCGTCCGCCGCGTCTGCAACGGGGAGTTCCCCGAGATCGAGGCCGAGGCCATCGAGGGCGGCTGGGACGCCAACGCGACCGCGCAGAAGGTGCTGGCCGCCGTCCGCGCAAACCGCCCCTCCGCGGGCGTGAACGTGGTCGTCCATGGCGCGCAGGCCCCCGGCGAGCAGCGCAAGGCGATCACCGCCGCGATGTGCATCCGCTGCGGCCTGGCCCCCGAGTCCCTTGAGAAGGACTTCGGCGCGAAGGCGGTCGAGGCGGGCATGCGCGAGATGGACATGCCCCTCAAGCAGCTCCTGGTCGAATGCCTCCGCATGGAGGGACGCGACCCCGGGCGCACCTTCGACAACGAGACCATCCGCGCCGCATTCTCGACCGTGAGCCTGCCCGGCATCCTGTCCGACGTGGCCAACAAGCGCCTTCTCCAGAGCTACCGCGCCCAGCCGGTCATCGCCACCCGCCTCTGCACGAGCGGCGACCTGAACGACTTCAAGGAGAACGACAGGTTCCGCCTCACCGACGTGGGCGACCTGCTCCCCGTCGCGGCGGACGGCGAGATCAAGGAGGGCGGCCTCGCGGAGGAAGGGGCCAAGAACCAGATTGACACCTATGGGAAGAAGTTCTGCCTTACGCGCAAGATGGTGATCAACGACGACCTGAACGCGTTCATGCAGGTCCCCGCCGCGATGGGCAATCGCGCCGCCCGCCTCATCGACCAGCTCTTCTTCGCCCGCCTGCTGAAGAACCCGGCCCAGGCCGACGGCAAGGCGCTGTTCTCCAGCGCCCACCGCAACCTGCTCACGGGCGCGAACAGCGCGCTCTCCGCGGAGAGCCTGTCCAAGGCCATCCAGCTGTTCCTCGACCAGGTGGACGCGGACGGCCAGCCCGTGAGCGTCGAGCCGAGCATCCTGCTCGTGCCAACCGCCCTCAAGCACCGGGCCATCGAGCTGACCAAGGGCGCGACCCTGGTGATGGCGGGCGGCGGCGAGACGACCGTGCGCCCCGCGCTCAACGTCCTCGCGGACGAACATCTCGAAGTGGTCTCCAGCCCGTACCTCTCCAACGCCGGATACGAGGGCGCGAGCGCAAACGGCTGGTATCTCTTCGGGAAGCCGGGCGTCGTGGACACCTTCGAGATCGGCTACCTCAAGGGACGCCGCACCCCGACCGTCGAGCGCGGCGAAACCGACTTCAACACGCTGGGCGTCTGGTTCCGCGTGTACTTCGACGTCGGCGTGAGGGAGCAGGACCACCGCGGCATGGTCAAGGCCAACGGCCAGGCATAGTCCGCAGGGGGCCGTTCACAAACGGCCCCCCGACCATAAAGTGTGAACAGGGAGAAGAAAATGAACGCAAGCTATGTTCAAAGGGGCGAATACATCGACGTCGTGCCCGAAAACGACGTGAAGGCAGGCGACATCGTGGTCCGCGGACGCCTGGTCGGCGTGTCGAAGCTGGACATCAAGGCGGGGACGCTGGGGGCGCTCGCCACCACGGGCGTCTACGACGTGGCAAAGGGGGAGACCGCCTTCGCCGCAGGCGACAAGGTGTACTGGAACGCAGCCGAAGGCAAGGCAGCCGCCGAGGGCGGCGTCCTTCTCGGCCTGTGCGTCCAGGACGCCGACGCCACCGCATCCACCGTCCGCGTCATCCTGCGCGGCGGCTGCGGCGGGGCGGGCACCGCAGGCGGAAACGCAGGCGAGGCGCAGTCCGCGCCCTCCGCCGCCATCGCCGACGTGGTTCTCCGCAGCGTCACCGAGGGCGGCGCGTGGTCGGGCGGCGACGCCAACGCCAACCTGGTCGCCGACCTCACGGGCATCCGCGACGCAATCAACGCCGTCCTGTCCGCCCTCCGCGCCCGCGGCATCCTGGAGGACGAGTAGTGGCGATGCTGGAAGACGCGGCCTCCTGGCTGACGGCAATGTGCAATGAAAGCCTCGCCGTCGGGGTGTCCTGGAGGCCGCGCGGCGGTGCCGCGCGGGAGATCCCCGCCGTCGTCGGGAGGACGGTGTTCCGCTCGAACGACGGCTACGGGATGACGACCCATGCGGAGAGCCGCGACTTCATCGTAAGGACGCGCGACATGCCGGAGGAGCCGCAGTCAGGCGACCGCTTCGTCTGGAAGGGCGTCGTCTACGAGGTGCTGGCCCCGTCGGGCGAGCCCGTCTGGCGGTGGAGCGACGGCTACATGAACGCCAGGCGCGTCCATACAAAGGAGACGGGAAGGGAGGAAGAGGATGGCAGAGCAGAACACTAGCACAGGCCAGCCGGACAGCAGGAGCATATGGGACTCCGTGATGGCGTCCCGCCTGGAACTCGCCGAGCTGCGGGGCATGATATCGATGCACTTCCGCGACGGCGAGCACCACCACCCGCCCTGCGCCCCGGCGGCCCACCTCCAGCGCACGATGATGACGGCGGCGGGGGCGTCCATACTGGCGCTCATATCCGCGCTCGTCTCCATCGCGCTGGAGCTGATGAAGAAATAGGAGGAAGGCATGAGCAAGGTGCTTGAAATCGCCGAGGCGGTCGCAGCCGCGCTCGCCGACCACGGGGCGGAGGTGCAGTTCATCCCCGAGTTCGCCCTCCGCGGGACGGCGGAGACGCGAGTCGTGGTCGTGCCGGCGGGGACGGAGTTCCGCGCCCTGTCGCGCGGCCTGCACGACGAGCGGCCCTGCGTCCACGTGGGGATCGTGAGGCGGGCGACCGAGGACGACGTGCCGGCGCTTGTCGATTTCGCGCAGGCGCTTGGAAAGTCGTTCCTCAACCGCCGCCTGGCGGGCGCGACCTGCACGGGCGTGGCCTTCGACCCCATCTACTCGCCGACGCACCTGCGCGAGAAGGGGCTGTTCGTCAGCGTGGTCGAGCTGACCTTCGCCTCCGCCGGATGAACGGCGGCGTGAACGTCAGGCTCGACTTCGGGGACGAGCCGCTCCTCGGCGCGGTGAAATACGCCAACCGCAAGGCGATGCGCTCCGCCGCCGCGTATGTGCGCAAAGTGGCGGTCAATTCGATCCACCAGTCGAGGAAGGCATCAGCCGCAGGCACTCCGCCGAACACGAGGAAGGGGCTGCTGAAGCGCTCCATCCTGTTCGGCGTCGAGCCGGACGGCAGGAGCGCCGTCATCGGCCCCGCCAAGTCCTTCGTGGGGCTGTCCATGACCGCCCACGAGTTCGGCGGGACGTACAGGGGCAGGAAATATCCGAAGCGGGAGCTGATGGGTCCCGCGCTCAGGAGGTCCGCGCCGGAGCTGCCGAAGCTCTGGCGGGACGCGATCCGCTGATTCTTCCAGCGGCAGCCCGACGCCATCACGGCGGGTCGGGCCCGAGGCATAAACATGCACGGGCCTGGCCGGACGGGCCGCCCGTGGCCCAATCAGGAGGATTGACAAATGTCCGTTGTTCTTGGACTTGACGCGGTGCTCTACCGCGGCGCCGCGGGCACTCGCGGCTCTACCGAGGTCACCAACGTGAAGGACCTCACCCTGAACCTGGAGAGCGGCGAGGCCGACGTGACCACCCGCGCGACCGAGGGATGGAAGGCCTCCATCGCCACCCTCAAGGAGGGCAGCATCGAGTTCGGCATGGTGTACGACACCGCCGACGCAGACTTCCAGGCCTTCCAGTCGGCCTACTTCAGCAACACCCCGATGGCGCTGTTCGTCTCG